CAATTGCTCGTGCGGCAGAACGTGCGTCATTGTCATTTTCGTACAATGCATCCTGTACCCATTTAGGCTGGTCTTCTGCCCAAGTATGAAAGTCGTCACTGTCACGAATTTCATCAAAGTCAGGATGAAGGCGCATAAGTTCTGCTTCAGCTTTTTCTTTAGTTGCGCTAAGTTGCATCTCATCAATTGCTTTAAGTCGTTCTTCCAAAGCAGATGATTGCTCACGTGCCTTCTTCATTGCAATTGTTTCAACGATAGCAGCTACGTCTGGATAATCTGCCGCCCACTGTTCAATGTCTTCATCAGACTTAGGCAGTTTCATTTCTTTTTTTGTAGCTTCACTTAGCTGTCGTTTGAGTGCATCTAATTCAGCTTTAAACTCTTCAGCTTGTTTTTGTTGATGCCTACGTAGATCAGAGTAACGCTTTTTAAATGTTTTCTCTTCTGCTGATGTAGGCTCTTCTTCTTCAGGTTCAGCAGCTTCTTGCTCTACCTCACCTCGTTGTTCCTTTAGCAACTGTTCAAGTTCTTCTTCTTCCATTTTGCGTTTTTCTTCGTTAGTGTATTTACGATTTGCAAACGCAACTTTCTTTGGTGACTGCATTTCTTCAGCCATGATTTCTGCGGCTTCTGCCATTTTTCTATTCTCCTAGTTGGGGCCAACCGTAGCCACATTGGGGTGGGGGATCAGGTAGCCAACATAATGCGGTTATTTATTTAGAAGCTAAACCGCCACGCTTCATCTTTTTAGTTTTCTTTGGTTTTGGTTTAGAAGCTAGGCCGCCTTCTGCAAAGCCGCGACCACTAGCAACACGTGACTCTACATCACGAACCGCTTCTCTAGTAAATGAGTCTGCTTCTCGTTGACGTTCTGCAGCACGTTGCTGCCCTTCGTCACGATCAGAACTGTCTCCATACATTCTATTAATATTTGTTTCAGAAAGTTCACGAAGTCGCTCCTGCTCAATTCGCTCTTGTTCTCTCTTTGTTTCCTCTGCTTTTTTCCTAGCAGCTTCTGTAGCTGCGGCTTTAGCTTGTGTAGCAGCTTCAAGTTTTCTCCGTCTAGCTTGTTCCGCTTGTGCCTTTTCTAAAGCTGCTTTCTTTTCTAAAGCAGAGTCTCTCATTTTGGAAAACGCTTCTTCCGCTTCCGGTGAATTATATCCGGCTTTTTCAGCAATACTTTTAAAGGTATTGTAGTCCTTACCAGCAACTGCAAATTGTGTGTCACCTCGTTTAAAGTTAACTGTAGTTGTTTCAGGAATAGGTTTCCCAAAAGCCAAATTAAACGCTGTTTTTGCAACCCCCATTGTGCTAGGGAAAAAACCTTCTGGCATATCAAAAGATACACCGTACGTTTTTCCAGCGACACCTACACGCCCTCCACCCGGACCATACATTTCTTCTTCACGGCGTTGACGTTCTGCGTCACCGTCACCTTCTTCTTTAGTAACTTGCGCTGTTTGAGGTGTTGTAGGCGTAGTTGTTACTTCTTCTGTAGCCGTAGCTTCTGGATCAACATAGGTGTATCCTTCTGGGATTGGACTAATAGGTTGACCGTTACGGAATGGTACATTAATAATATTACCAGCTTCATTTTTATATTGGCGCAATTCATCATAAGAACCAAACTCGCCACCTATAGTTTGCTGAAAGGTAGGAATCTCTGAAGGCTTATATTGCTGCATTGTAGGAACAGCGGCTTGTGCTGGCCTAATTGGTTGCACAAATTGCTGAGATGCTGCTTGGGTAGGTGCTGGAGCAAAACCAGTTGTAGGAGCAGCAGCAGGTTGATAACCTGAAATTCCAAATTGCTGTTGCTGTTGAGAAGCTGGAATGAACGCACCCTGTTGTGCATACACAAGGCCACCTTGCGCCATTTCCATTTCATTATTATACTCGTCTTCTTCTTCCATGTCAAGATCATTAATGTCAAATGGAATATCGTCAGGAATGGTAGCTTCTTCACTATTGCCCATCTGACCCATTTCTTCCATTACTTTAAGACCCATTTTAGCTTCTTGACGCATACGCATTAAGTTGCCTAAACCGATGTAACGTACAACGTCAGCAGGGAATACAAACTCGCCTTCACTTAACTGCGCAGGAATATCATCACGCACTTCTTCTTGTGTAGAGCCGGGTGGCACGTCATTGCCAGACACAGGGTCCACTGTGCCGCCCTCGTCCATAAGACCGCCGTCCTCAAACATTTCCATTTGTTCTTTCATAGGTACTGCTCCACCTTCATTAAAAGTTCTAAGTTTGCCATCTTTAGTTCTGGCTACAGATGTGCTTAACACAGATTTTACTTCAGACAGCGTTGGTTTTTTATCCATGCCTAGACCTACAACATTTTTTGCAAGAACTAGAGGGCCAACCTGAATAACTTCATCCGCACTGGTTACAAGATTACCTGTAGCCTTATCGTAAAAGTAACTACCCCTGTAAGGGTTCATGCCTACTTGCGTCCAACCTGAGTCTTTGTCGGCTAATACTTTTTTTGCAAACTGATATAGTTCGTATGGATCTTCTGGAACATAGTCTCCAAATACACGTGCTATTGTTGCCTTTCCCATAGGCTTTTCTTCGCCTGTACTCTTTGCTACTCTTTTACCTTTAGCTATATCTAGTGCAACTTTTGGGTCAGAACCAAATGTAATATTTTTTAACCTAATTGCTTGCCCATACCCTACAACAGAACCACTTCTAGTTTTTCCATCGTGTATGGATACAACCCACTTATCATATTCATTGTACGCTGGAATATCTAATCTAGCACCGACACGTTGACCCGGCTCTATATCAAATCCCTTTACGCCTAAAATACCCTTTTCTGATTTTTTTCCCATAGCACCTACAACATCTGTTACTGTAGGCATCTCTGGCATTGTTTCTGCAGTATATAACTTAGGCTCTGGAAAAACCTCTTTAATACGTTTACGTGCTTCTTTTGATTTTATATTTCCTTGAAATAAATCTTCTGCGGCCTGTTCCGCTTCTGGTATGTTTTTCTGCCTTTGAGACTCTGGGAGTTTGTTGCTATTTCTCCACTGCTCTAACTTATCGGCATCACCCAATAACTCTTCCGCATCTGCAACGTCTTTTTTTCTAAATTTTTTTGCAGCAGCTTTAATTGGTTTATTTAAAATATCTCCACCGGGAAGAACCCCAACAGCTAATGCTGCTGTTCCTAACCCAGCACTAGCATAATCACCTTTTGACGCATCAGTAACAATATCTTTTGCAAGAATTGCTTCTCCTACACCCGGAATATTTTCAGCAACAGTTTTACCTGCGCTACCTAAACCAGCCATCTGCTCTGCAAGCATTTCTTCTTTTGTGCGAGTATCAACACCAGTGTCAATATCTTCTGCCTCTTTTATTGCTTGCATTTGTGCTTCAGTCGTTGCCAATTACTTCATCCCTAAGTTGCTTTAGTCTGCGTAGCACTGCAATTGCACCTTGCTGTCTGTGCAACGCAATAACGTCTGTTGATTGTTCCATTACTTTATGATGCTGATTAATCATATCATCTAAGTAATTATTGAACGCCTCCCATTGGTGGTTGTTGCCCACCAGCGGCTTGAGTTTGCTCAATATTTGCTGCTTGTCCATTTGCACTAAATCCTTGTTCACCCGGCAAAGGAGCCTGTCCTACGCCTATATTGCCGCCACCTGCACCTGAAGTATCCATAGCGTCTGCACCTGCTGGTGCTTGCTGTCCTTCAGGAATAGGTGCTTGGAAGCCTTTCATAATTTCTGCTTGCAAGGCGGCTTCATCCATATTATTGGTTACTTTGTCGGGGTCCAAGTCCATTGACTTCGCAATCTCACGAATGATATATTGAAACTTGGCAAAGGGAGCAAGTGCTGGATTACTTGCAACTTGCAAGAATTGCATCAAGCGTTGGCTACGTACTTCATTAGCCATAAGACTTTCTGTTCCACGTGCCTTAACCTCAAGATCACCTTTAATCTCAGGATCAAAGTCAAATTGCATATTGAAACGGAAAAATCCTTCACCAAGAGGGCGAAGCAAATAATCGTCTACGTTTTTAATAACTGTCTTTGTTCCACCAGCAGCGGCACCCATAAGCATTGAGATACCACTAGCCGTCCGACCAACACCAGATACGCCAGTTTGCCCGTGCGCAAATGATGGGAAGCCAGTGCTTTCATCTGCAAGGACACGTGCTTTATCAAACAGCATCATGTTCTCGCTAGATACGTTAGGGAACTTAGTTCCAAAGATAGCTTGACCCGGCGCACCACCTTGTCTACGGAATATCTTGCCCGGATAAAGCGATAGGTCTTGACCCGGAACCAAGTTAGTCTCGTCAACTTCAACGATAAGATTACCCGATAATACCGCATTATCTACTGCCATACGCATAAAGCCATTCATCAGCGTCTGCGTATCGTCCATATTTTCTGCAATACCTACGCCAAAGAATGAATATGGATTCAACTCATATGGTGCGGCATGATATGGAATTTTAGCGGGTTTAAATGGGTTAAGAACCATGCGAAGTAGTTTATTATTACAAATCCACACATTCGCTTGCAACTCATCGAAGTCACGAAGTTCTTTTGGAATATCTACGCCTTGCTCTTCGAGCATCTCTGTATCAACCATACCCCAATATTCAAGGACTTCAAATCGGTCAATACCATGTTCAGGAGCATAGTCAGAGAGATCATCTTCCCAATACTTTTTGGTATAGTTTTCTCCCATACGAATAGCTTCGTCAATAACTTGACTACGGAAGTAAGGACGTTTTTTCAACCCACGCAACTGAGAACGAGACATTTTGTGACGCTCAATTACAAACTGCGCTTCGTCCATGTTGTTTGCATCGGGGTCTGGATAAAAGTTCCAAACGGATACGTGTTCAACTTGAGGTACAGTTTTCAAGACAGGATCATAGTCACCGTCTTCGTTCCAGTTTGGATACTCCTTATCTGAAGCAAATGGACCTTTCATTACGCCAGTGCCAAAAAGAGCCATTTCAAATGCAGAGTTTCGTAGATGTTTAGTTGCACCAGATTCTTCAAGCTGATCGTGAATTTTCTTTTGCATCTTTTTAGCCGCAATCATTGCTGGGCTAAATGTAATTGCGGTTGGAGTTTTACCCGGACCTTCTTTTAGTTTATCTTCTACAGGCTCAAGTTTATTAGCCATGTTACCAAGGCGATCCATAAGAGACTGTGCTGTAGCACCCGGAGGTAGGTCTTGTCCATCTCCAGCAAAGCCATATGGACTACTTAGCATAGTCTCACCACGAAGTTGCTCTGGTTCTTTAGGATCAAAGTGTACGTCAGAAACTACACCTTCTGGGAGTTCCGTTGGTTCAATAGAAAGCGGAAAACGATGATTGGCAAACAGCACATCTACGATCTGACCGTATGCAGCAAGTGTTTTTGTTTTAGTTACTTTGATAAATACGCGAGACTTTTCGGCTTCAGTAAATTGAACATCAGGACCATACAAACCACGATAATTGCGATATGCTTTTATCCAACGCTCTTCATCTTGATAGCGATAATCTTCTGAACGCTGAAATCGTTCCATTATAAAAGGAATGATTTTGGAAACGTCTGCATCTTCGATAGCAGTATCGTCCGTATCTTCTAACGCAATTGCGTCATCTTCAATCATGATTTCATCTTCATCCATATTATTTTTCCTTAATAACCAAAGGTTGCATCCGCTACTCGCATACCGCCACCGGGTCTGCCCATAGGATCATAGTCAAATATACTAAATCTTGGTCTGGACATTATACCATATCTTAACGCATCATACAAGTGATCTTCTGAATTAGTGTCGATGTCTTCAGGGTTTTTCTTGTCCAACGGTATGGCGGGAAGTTGGGCCGTGAGGTTTGTGCAAGTATTAAAGAAAACAATTCTAGGTTCCTCTGTAAATTCATCTATCTGCAAACGTCTGTGTATCTCATTTTTACCTGCTACACGACTGCCCTTACTTCTGTCTGATGGACGCCAACGGCATCCTCGACTAATCATTTGTTCAGCAAGGCTAGGACCAGTATCGCCACGCTTATGCCAAAGAGAACTGTCAAGAACACCATACTTAATATTGCCGTCTCCTGCCTCTGCCTCTAAGATCATATCTGCCAAGTCTGTTGCCAGAACTTTTGACACGTATAATTCTCTATATACGATAAGCTGTTCATCAGGTGCGACAGCAAACCAAACAACGCCAGACTTGCTACCATAACCATAGTCACAGGCACGAAACTTAACCCAGTTGTTAGGGATATCGTAAGGCTCAATAACATGAACACGGCGATCAAACTCAGTAAACGCCGCACCTTCTTTGATATCCCAATCCCCTTCAAGAAGTTGCCTTCTTTGCTGCTCCGGCAAGGAGAGAAGCATTGCTTCGTAATCTCCTGCTTCCGCAAGGTATGGATTATCAGAAAGTCGTGCGGGTATAAACCTTCGCTTAAAAAGAGATTTTCCAGCCTTGCTATGTCCTGCTGGGTATCGTAATACTTCTCCTGTTTCACTGTCCGTTGCCTCAAACGCTTTATTATATGGCGAGGGATCAATGAACATTTTCTTTACCCAGTGATGCCCTCTACCACCGGGGTTAGTTGTAGCCCTCATAAAGATAGGCAAGTCAGGCGCAGTGGACCGTAGACGAGAACGCATATAATTCCATGCGTAGGGTGTGGACCATTGAGTTAACTCGTCAAACCCTATCCAGCTAAATGCTAGACCCTGATAACGCAACACATCATCATCTCTGTCGAGATATGACATCCACAACCTTGCGCCAGACGGTGCAGTCCACTGCATCTTTCTTTCTGACCATTTAATTCCGGGCCAGATTTTTGGGTACAGTTCTTGCGACTTAAAAATAAGTTCTCGCAATTCTTCTGTGGTATGGCGAAGAAGCAATCCACTGAAAGCGGGATGCCCCATGTACCTAAGAGGGTCAGCCAGCATAGCGTAAGATTTACCGCCACCCGCTGAACCACCGTATAATACCTCTCGTTCACTTGCTGCAAGAAACTCAGTCTGTGGGCCGGGGTTAGGTTTGAATAGTACGTTAGCGTGTTCTTCTATACTGCTAGTTTCGTATTCCGGTACTACAGTTTCCTGTATTTCAACCGTTGGCTTTTGCGCCTGTTCTCGCTTTTTCGATTTCTTGCGCTTTGGCGATTGCCTTTTCCGCATAGTCTGCCCATTTGCGGAGGCTTCTAGCTTGGTCCTTACGCTGTCGCTCATTTGCTAACCGTTTCCTTAATCCCACGTGAGATATATATCTATTTGTATTTGCACTAAGCCAATTCGCTACTTCACGATAAGAATACTGATTTACGTGTTGTCTAGCTTTTTCAAGCAAATCCAATTCAATTTTTATTGGGTCAAGAATGTCGGGGTCTTCTTCGTTTTGTTTATAGCCAAATGGTACAGTCCTTGCAATGCGAGGTATCTGTACCCATTCGTTTTCTTCTTTAATGTCTGTTGGCTGTGGAAGTTTCCACTTACCTACGCTTCTTGTTGACATTTCCACCACGTCCATATGCTGGGGTTGATGCAAATAACGAAAGGAATGCCCCTACACCCGGAATAGATTTTAGACCAACTTTAGAAGCAATACTAGTTAAAGTACGAGGTTTTAATCCTTTGATAACATCTTTTTCTCTGTTTATTAATTCGCGTCTTATTTTTTTGTCTCGTGCGCTAAGATGTTTTTCATTAATATTTTCTAGCTGCCCTATTTTTTGTTGTGCTATTTTAGCCGTAGTAGCATCAATTTTAGCACGGCGCACCTTTGACTTTTCGCGTCTCTTTGTATCTCTGTCTTTTTTAAACTTTTTACGTCTTCTTTCATCTTCAGTGCCTAAATAAGTAGCTGCAGCAGCACCACCTAGCATAGTGCCGCCCAAAATTGCAGCATCTTTAGCTTTTCTTTTATTAGTGTCGTTTCTTCCAGCCATCAATCATCTTCCTCAACAATAGCTTTAGGCGGCATAAGCATCACACCACCACTTGCCTCTACCTGCATCTTCTCTGTCTTCACTAGACCTACACGATCAAGCAATTCTTTAGCGGCAGACATCTTATCACGAATACCCAGTTCCGTTGGATTATACAACGCACCTGTCATCGCCATCGCAGCCTTCGGCGCATTACGTGCCATATACATTTGAGTTGCCTCAAGTATCTCTTCTTTAAGACCCTTAACAATTTCGCCAGTGCTAGAAGTGTCAGCATACCCTGCCATTTTCTTGGCAGTAACCATATCACCGCCAGCTTCATCAAATAGTACAGCAAGAAATTTTTGCTGTTTCTCTGTTAATTGCCTAGCCATTTGTTTTCATCCTCTGTATAAGGCCACATATTATTTGCCTTTGTTTTGACACTTACCTACGGCCTTACAGTTGCTTGGTGTAGGGCAATTCTTACAAGTCTTAAACATTAAAATTCTCCATTATGCATTGCATTTGCTAATTTTGTTGAACGTGATTTTACCTGAATTGCCCACCTGCTGTCAAGCATTTCTTTTGCTGCATTAGGAAAATCTTCGTTGTGGATAGCGTTCCACATATTTTTAAACTTACATAGACGTGGCACACCCATGTTAAAAGCCATATCCATGAGTACAAGCTGACGCACAGAGTCTAGCTTGTCTACGCAAGGGTGCGCTCTCACAAGTTCCTCTTCGACAATCTGCACGTCATTCTCTGCAAGATACCGTGCATCAGCTTCTGTAATACCATGTTCGTAAACTACAGCCATACTTGGTATGTCCATGTAGTCTAACTCTTCTTTGCTGATACCACGGTCTTCTAGGTTCCTACCAATTCCAATCGTATCAATACCAAGGCTATCTTGGTACACAGTCAAGACCAACCCTTCATGCGCTATTAATTTGTCAATAAAGTTGGCTCTACTATATTTCATTTTTCATGCCCCATCCAAACGGCAAACGCACCAGTCATTGCACCAGTTACAACGCTAACCAATGCGGACTGTTGTGTTGTAGGGTCTGGTAATGTCATAAACCACTCCACAACCCGCCAAGCGGATATTGACATCATAATCATCATCAAGCGGGGTAAAAGCTTCCACGCCAGAACTCGTTCCATTACCAGTGTCATTATTCTTCCTCGCCTGATCTTCTGTAGTTTGTTGGTGCGCTGCCCACATAGTCATTATTTTTTACCAAAGAATTTTGTAGCTGAACGTACGCCAAAAGAAGCGGCAACGATAACTCCCAAGGAATATTGATACCATTCAGGCATTGCTTGCAGTTGTGCGAATCCGTTTGCAACTACTTCCTCCATGCCGGGAATAAATGCAAGGATTAAAGGAATGCTAAACAGTATGGTTAGCCACTCGTCTTTCCACGAGTTAGCCGACCCTTTAGCCATTTCCAAATCCCAATCAATCTCGCCTGTTGCCTTTTTTTCCATGATGACAGCTTCCGCTTTAGCTTTCGCCACTTTGGTTGCAGCCTGTGCTTTAGTGCTTTCAACTTTTCCATTTAACCACGTTCCTGCCAGTTCAGTGACTGGTCCAATCAATAAGTTTAACATTACATACCCCTCCTAAACCGTGCGGTCTTTTTTGCAATAGATTTAGGTTGTTTTACAAACTGCTGTCCTTTTGCCGTACCTTCTCTTTTAGCTTTAGTTGTAGCAGAATACTCAGCAGATGTCAAGGACTTTATTGCTTTTTCAGGTAAATACCTTTCACCTGTCTTTGCACTAGGCTGTCCTGACTTAGTGCGCCACTTTTGTTTTGTCCATGCTTTTAGACTTTTTTGTGGGCTTTTAAGTGCCATTAAACAATTCCTCTACGGGCCATTCCCCAATACACAAGACCAGCTAGTATGCCTATTCCTGTTATAACGGCTAGAATTATTACAACAATCTCCATAAACTTCTGCCTACGTTCTCGTTGACGGTATAATGTCTGCTGCCGCTGTTTGCGAATGTCAGCTTCCATACGAATGAGTTCATCCCATTTGGATTGACCCATCGTGTATTGTATCCACGTCTTTAATTCTTCTCTCTGTTTTTCTGCCTTAGTCTTTGCAGCAAAGGCTTCCATAGCCTCTTGTTCTACAGACGAACCAGCAAACAGCTTTTTAAAAATGGGCGGGTTCTTTGCTTCTTTTTCTGCTTGCTCTAGGTCAGACAGTGCGCCCATCCAGCGACCTAAGTCACTAGCCATCTGCTCTATGTCACGACCTACAGCAAAACCTTTTTTAATAGTATTAAAAGCCGCCGAAGCGGTTGCCATTGCACTAATGGGGTCCATTTAATATATCCTTACGTTGCCGGGGTTAACGTATTTAGGAAGACAATATGCGGTAATCTGGCTCCCTTGTTTGTGCAGTGTCTGCGCATACCAGACACATTCTTTCAAATCTCTAAAATATAAATCTCTGCTGTCTAATCGTTTTTCTTCTCCGATGCCTACAAATACAAATAGGAGGAATACGTGTTCCATATCATTTGTAACCGCCTCCTGCTGCCTTGTATTCACGTGCTAGCATCTGTGCCTTACGTGCTGACCACTGACCCGGTTTACCACCCTTGCTGCCAGCTTTAATTTTTTCAAATAATCTTTTTCTTAATGCTGGCTTAGTGTAGTTGCCAGCTTCATTAACTCTACTCTTGCTCTTCTTTTTAGTGACCTTCGATTTGCTAGTTTTTCTAACGCTGCCACCTTTCTTGTATTCTTTTTGTTCCTTCTCCACGCCGCTAATCGTGCCTCTTTGTGCTGCCCCGTAGAAAACTCTCTCACCTTTTTTCTCCCCATATTGCTTGGTCATAGCAGATTTAATCTTTTTTCCTTTAGGTGTAAGCGGCATCTCCTTTAACTCCTCTGGGGCAGATATGATTCTTTTAACTTCACAATGACTGTCACTGCATTGTTGGCACTGGCAAGGCCACGCAGTTTATCACCTTTGTAAAGCCAGAATGGGTCATCATTAATCTGCAGCATTGAGTTGGCAAGCAACTCTACTGTTTCAGCAACCGTGTAGTAAGTAGTGTTTTGATTGTCATACCAATCAAGGCTGAATGTAACTTTAGAACCTGAAGCATTACTAATAAAAATACTGTCCACCTCTGCTTCATAGTTAGCTGGCACAGTGTAGATGTCAGCATTACTTGTGGTCAGTTCAAATCCAACGGTGCGGTTTTTTGTTTCCATGTTACACTCCGTTGGTCAAATCATAAAAGATAAGTGAGCCAATAGCTGAACCTGCAGGTGTACCTGTTACGGCAGTACGAATACCAACCGTCATAATATCGCTTGTGCCACCTATTGTTCTACCAAGCTGCAAACTAAACTTGTAACCTGTTGGTGCGTCAACGCCACTACCAGCCTGTACAGTATTTGTAATATAATCTAACTGCACAACTTCACCACCTGTCATTGCGGTAGCACTTACATCATAATCCACATTGGTAAATGTGCTGGTATCCCAAGATGGGCTTGTTAATGTGGCATTACGAACAAGTGTTATAATGTAATCTTGTCCAGTAGTAGGCAAGACTTTAACAATTTGTGGAAGTACAACAGCATCAAGAGAACCACTATTCAAACGGACGGATACTAAAGGTAAAGTTGTTAGACCGATACTTGAAAGCGTAGTAGTTCGTTGTGCAGCCAATTCGTTTACATCTTGTTGGTAGCCACCTTCGCTTATGACTGTGCTACAAATTTGTTTCATTGTAGCGGCAGAACTAATAGTATCTGTTGCGGTAATCTCGTAACGTATCGGCAGAATAGCTGTCTTCATATATACTGAAGACAAGTTATTAGCGTTGTGAAATTTGTGGCAGATTATATTCTTACCATCAATTACAAAACCTACACGAACTGTGCCAACGCCAAGCCACTCGTAGTCAATTAAAAGAATCTGTGTTTTCGTTTCATCTAGTGTGTATCCGCTAGGACCAGTACCATCCAGTTTATCTACATTCCAGTTAGCCTGTGTCACATATCGTGCATCACTTGCGCTACCACTTGTTGATGTACGAATTACAAAACGTAAATCTGTTTCATTCTGTTCAAAGTATACACCATCATTAGCACCAAAGTATCCTACACGTTGGCGTAAATTAGCCTGTGATTCAGCCATTGCAAAAGTAGCAAGAGTAAGCAGTGACTTTCCCGGCTGGTATGGAAATACACGTTTTGTTTGACGTATAACTTCACCAGTAGCAGTACCTACCGTCATAGAGTTGCTGCTCTCGTCAGATAAATGAGCAAATGCTCCACTGCCTGTTGAACTTGTATCAAACTGTGGGTCAGCCTGAAAACGGTTCTGACTATCAAACAGAGTATAGGGCTGACTTATACGCAGTCTACCAAACGCATCAACTGTGTGGTCAGCAAATGCAACATCATTACCAGTAGTGCCAAAGACAACTTTATTTGGATAGCTTGTGATGGACATTGATTACACCTATCCAAAATATGCTTTAGGCTTGTTCCGCTTATTCACATTTTTCTTGTGAACACCCGGACGCCTAATGCGCTTCTTCTTCATAAAACTATTGGCGTATTGCTTTGCCATTATGCTCTAGGATTCCTTTTGCCAGCAGTATGTGTACGTGCATAAGACCTGTTCTTTGTCTTGCTGACTACTTTCAAATTACTACGCCTGTTATCACGTGGGTTGCCATTACGGTGTGCAACATCCTTGCCATCACCTTTTTTGGCTACGCCAGCCTTAACCAAAGTACGCCTAGCAGCATTACGCGCATTTCTACGCTTAATCTGCTCTGGCTTACCGTGGTAGTTATCGTATTCCTTGCGATAATTACGTTTGTAATTTTTGCTATTTGGCATTACTTTTTCTTAGCGTAGCCGCCCTTCATCATATAACCCATTTTATTGCGTACAGGAGTAGGCAGTTTAGCAAGACCCGGATTATCTGGTTTTTTGAGCATACCACCTTTAGCCATCTTCTGTGAAGACTTTTGTGTAGCCTTCATAGATGCGCCACAATTAGCATATCCACCTTTATTGTACTTCTTAGCCATACCGCCTTTAGCCTTACGCTTTGGCTTTGGTGTTGGAAGTGTAATATCTACACGAAGTCCACCTGTCTTGTCTTTAGAGGTCTTAGGACCGTATTCCATAAGTACACGTTTAGCGTCCTTACGCTCCTGTACTGTGTAGTCTTCTGGATTCTCCATAATCCGCATTGCTTCTGAAGGTCTCATATCAGCCATTATTTCTTTCCTTTCTTAGCGTAGACACCCTTACGCATAGGTTTCTTTTTAGCGAGGCTCGTATCTGCCGCTTTTAGTATCTTGCTGTACGCTTTGTACTTGTCTTCCTGCTTTAGCCTCTCAGCTGCTGTCACTTTAGGTGCATCCCACTTCGGCTTACCAGTACGAACATCAATGGCTGTGTACATCTTAGGCTTAGACTTCGGGGGTGTTACCTTCTTTGCAACAGTCTTGGCTGCTCGTTGTGGTGGCCCCTTACGTGCCTCTTTAGTTGTTTTTGTCTTAGCTGCACTTCTAACTGCACTACGCTGTGCAGATTCCTGACTAGCAGCGGCAGCTGACTTTTTAGTTGCTGCACGTTTAGCTGTACCTTCTGCCTGTGTCATCTTACGCTTGGCAGCAGCCCTTTCAGCAGCAATACGTGCCTCTTCCTGTCTGCGCTTCTGCGTAAGGTTAGGCTTAAACGTAGGCTTGTCGGTAAGAAAGCTGATAAACTTCTTAATACCTGCTGTAGTCCACGGATTAGTACGTGAGGCTGTTTTTTCAAAATTCTTAACAGCCTCTGTCATGCTAAATTTAACTTTGTTATCGCTTTTGGCTTTGCTGTGCATTGCTGCTGTTTCTGATTTATAACCCGGATCAGGCATTGGTCTTATCTCCTTACCATTTTACTTTATCTGCCCAGTAAGCTGCACTGGTCTTACCACGGGCAATGTTCTTACGATGCCTAGCCTTAAACGAGGCACGTTTCTTTTTCATTTTATCTGACTCACCTGCCTTGGGCTTGCCAGCAGTCTTAGCACCTTGCTCACCAAAACGAATCATCTTGATAGTGTCACCTTCCTTGGCAAGTACTACGTGTGATTTCTTAGGATGATTAGGTGTACGCTTTGGTTTGTTGTAACCAGCAAAGGTTTCACCACGGTATGTGATACTCATGTCTGTGTTCCCAGCTTAATGCATTTAGAATCCATAGGAATGTGATTTGGAATAGTGTTCAGTATGGATGCTGACATCTCAACTGTACGATCTTGACACTGTTCTATAGTCTCATACGGACCTCTAGTGTCTCTAGCAGAGATACATTGGTTTAATTGACCAGCTATACAAACCAGTACCCATGCCTCAAACATTGTTTAGTCCTCACTAGGTTCTTTCCACCCTTCAGCCCTCATTGCGTCCTCTACGTGCTTTAACGAGAATGATCTGCCATAGTGAGCCTCAACTGCCTTACGCACAAAGAACACATCACTGTGGGGGATATGAAGTTTATCTAGGGAGTTGGTACGGATAGCATGATAAAATGCTTCAAGAATATTATCTGTGTATAGTTTTACGGATTTTTTTGCCATTGTCAAGCACTTTCTATGAAAAATACAAATATTGACACATGGTACTTGGGGTAATACGAGTGGACACTTAGGTGTATTAACAATCTAACTATAAAATCACTTACAGTGTACATTTAAGTGTTATTATAAGTTTAATTAAAGGATATTTAAGTGTATCACTGTTAGTGTTCTTTAGTTATACATAATTATAACAGATTTCCGCTTTCGTGTCAACCCCATCTTTTCATCTGGTACCACATTTTTTTATTTTATGGTACCAGTTATGTTAAAGTTGCCTATTTTTTAGGCAAATTGCACAATGCTTGTGCATATATGTTTGTCAGTTACTCTTGTGGTTAACACTCAATTTTCCTGATCTGTGTATTTGTGTGTATACGTAACGTATGTACGGGGGTGTGGCCCATGCCCGACCCCTTTTGTATCAATGTGTTAGCACATTAAAACAAAACTTCTATCATTTGCGCTGGATTTGCCGCAATTTTTCAATCAATCGGACCAGTAAAGCATTGTTTTTGTTTATTTATGGGATATTGCCGCAAACTGTTTTGCTATCAGTAACCGCCACATATAAAAGTTAGACGTGGCTAACTTTATTAGGCTGTACAAAACAACAACGGCGGTGCTTATAATCTTAGACTATACCCCACTTCTAGCGTTCCGCTTTTGTTCCACCATGAGAACAAAACGTGAACAACTTCTATCACCGGATTGTGGCGGCGGTGGCAAGCAAAAAATGCATAAAATACACATAAAAAAAAACGTGATAAATAACACAAAAACCAGCTTGCATATGCTTTCCGAATATGCGATAAAAAGAGTGTCAATAGTGACAAAACAAATGAAAGGTAAAACCAATGACTAACGTAATCTATGATATTTTCGTAAAGCGCAACAATGCAACACAAGCGTTAATCGTAAAGCAAGCGCCGCAAATTCTGGCGCAATGTTGCCAATTTGCAAACGTCATAAACGATGCCCACAATGCCGCGCAATTCGAAACAAAAAACAGCGAAGCGAAGGCGGGAACCGATGCCATTCGCGAAGCGATTATGAATGACGGCCATTTTGCTTGGCTGTATGATACGAAAGGCAAGCCAAATAAGAAAGGCATATCAAAATTGATTATGTCCGATGCAATGCGTAAAATTCGCGAAGGTATGCTTTTCCTTGCCGATGAAAATAACGCCGATTTATTCATAGCGTGGGCCGAAAGCAAGCCAAATAAATCCGGTGTTTGCGACTTTGCAAATATCAAAAAAGCAATCACGCCGAAAGCAGAAAAGACAAAAAGCGCAAGCGAAGCCACAAGCGATGAAAGCGAAACAATCGAAAGCGCAACCGATACCGATGCAAAAAGAACACCAGCAGAATTTTTGGCATGGGTTTACAAGCAAGCAATGGTAGAGTTTAACATGGACCCTGTAGAGTTTGCACAATTTGCCGAAAGTCCAGAAGGCATGAAAATTGCCGATGAATTTATCAAAGCGGCATAAAACGTGATAAATATCACGAAAAACCAATTCAATAGGCTGGATTTATTCCGGCCTATTTTTTTGCCTGTGTTTTGTATTAGCATACTAAAACGCCAGCCAGCACATTAGGATAGTAGTGGTGCGGTGGTGGTGCGGTGGTGGTGGTGGCAATGCCATTTTGGTGGGCCACTGGACATACCTATTTATATGTGCTACAGTATATGGACAGTCAGAAATTGGTCTGGCTGATGGTTCAAAAAACGTGATAAATAACACGAAAATGGAGTAGCACGATGCAAGAATTAGTGACAGTGACAGCCAAAAACTTCTTTGTTTCATACACATCTGGATATGGAATTGAAGGTAGCCGTTTGAATGTAAGTTATGGCGTGTCTGGTAAGACATCCCATATATTGACTAGGGATTTTCCTACAGAAGATGAGGCAAAACAATATGCGCTTGACATGGGCTATTTAGTACCACATCGTAAAACCATGCAGGTTGTCGTTGGCAATGGTCAAAAAACGTGTTAATTATCACAAAATTTAGCGAGGTAGTCTGATGAAAAACAAGGGTTTTGAGAATGGCAATGTGGTGCCAATCGTGTCTGGTAATGTTCAATCGTTTTGGGTGGAGATGCCTAATGAATACAGAAAACGTGATGAACGTATCTATCCGATATTGCGTACAGGTATGCACGACAGCGCAATGCAAACTTACCTTGAGGCTGAGTGTAGGCGAAAAAAAGAGAAAGCCGCCAGAATATTTGGTGGGCTTGCTGCCAAACTTCGTGCCAAGCGGGATGCCGTTTGACATTCGCAGATGGCTATGCTAGGCTTTATTCATGGTCAAAAAACGTGGTAATTACCACAAAATATGAAAGGCAAGATAATGACTATCAATCACAATCTTCTGACTGATGTTATCCGTAGCATCAAGGCTGATCCTTCCGACAAAAACATGGAAACACAGGTTAACCGTCTGGACAGAGAACACAAACTGCATTTCGCTACGCTTCTGCGTATTGTTGAACGTGGAGACGGCTTGCATCCTAACCTTGAAAATGTTGAGGTGTAATCATGGTTATCCATCAATTCACAACATCTGAACCCAACCCACCATTTGCTGAGATGCGTATGTCGTCCTATAATGACTATTGCTTTGACTGTGACTGTGAGGGCATCAAACCTATTGACTGGGGTACATACAAAATGCTAGTCGGTGAATTGATTGCTATTCGCAAATATACTGAAGCGGCGGCGTGTATGTATGCACAAAAGCTGGCGTTTGATCGCTATCATTCAAACTAAAAAACGTGTTATTTAACACAAAAAACGGAGATGAAAATGACTTACAATCTTATCGGTGTCGGCAACAATGCCAAGACAATCAAGGGTGACGGCTCTGAATACATGACAGCCATCAAGTACATGAAGCCATTCAAGACTGTCTATCGTGGTAAGGTTCACAATCTATGCGCCATGGCTGAGACTGCCTTGTGCCACCAAGGTTGCCTCTATTCCGCTGGTCGTGGGCAGATGTCTAGTGTACAGCGTGGTCGTGAGCGTAAGACATTGTGGTATATCTCAGATCGCATCGGGTTTATGGATGCGCTTATCAACGATATCAATGTGTTCAGACGCAGACAGATCAAGAATGGTGTTCAACCTTGTGTGCGCCTAAATGGTACTAGCGACATAATGTATGAGAAATCTGGCATCATGGAGCAGTTTCCAGACGTGCAATTCTATGACTACACAAAGATTGTCAAACGTGCCTATGCCAAATTGCCTGACAATTACCATCTGACGCTATCCTACAGCGAGGCTGACATGGATTATGCTGACAGTGTTTATCAGGCAGTGCTTGACACTGGTGTCAATATGGCTGTAGTGTTTCGTGACAAATTGCCTGAGACATTTCGTGGATTGCGTGTTATTGACGGTGACAAGGACGATCTGCGCTTTCTTGACCCGAAGGGTGTTGTTGTAGGACTAAAAGCCAAGGGCAGTGCCAAGAAAGACACCAGCGGCTTTGTTGTAGGCTAAAAAAACGTGATAAATAACACAAAAAATGGAGACTAATATGACTATGTTACATAACATTATCAAGCTACAGCTACCAGACGGTAGAGAAGTGAGCATCATCCAGAATGGCAATGGGCGTGAAGGCGGTGCTTATGGTCACGCTGACCAGCATATGTGTGAGGTGTCTGTAGAGGGTGAGCCTGACGTGAAGGGTTATCTTGATCTGTCAGAACTGGTTGAGTACCTGAGATATTTGGACACTACACAGACGCTTAGTGGCCCGATTGATGGGAGCAAATATGAACATGACTGAGCAACAGCAAATGAGTATGTTTGGGTGTCTATTATCTGACTTGGATGCGGATATTCAGGAGTGTAAAGACGATCTTGTGTATAGTTTGACAGGGTTTGCAATGTCTGTATTATCTGACGCACAGGAGCAGATGGCTATGGGTTTGTATGATAAATCCAGACAGTATATCAACATTGCTAAGTATATAATCAAACAAATGGAGGACTAAAATGGAACACTATATGTCACATTGGGAATTGCAACCTGACACGCAGAACACATGGACAAGTGTAAATTGTGCCAATGGTCGTGCGGAGATTATCAAGAACATTGGGTGTTGGATGCTTGAGATACGATTTGACAGTGGCAAGTATCATGTGTCATCGCATAACACTCGTGAGGAAGCTATGCGTCAGGCTGAGTGCCAAGCAACGTGGACAGTGGATGTTAGTGACTGGTATTGACAAATGGTATATCGTAGTGGTAGAGTTAATCCAGTCGCAAAGGCATTGCTACAGACAGACAGACGTAGGTCACAAGTAGTGCCAGACAAAACCAAGTACAACAGAAAGAAGGACAAAGACAATGCAAATAAAAGTAGAAAAGATGAAGCGTATCGCACCGAAGGCTGACGGTCAGCGTGACCATTGGCGGCGTGATAAAAAGACTAAAACCCTGAAGCGTAAGGCGGCCCGACAAGCCAAGCGTTTCACCCAAGCGGCATAATGTAACGCCGTTACAAAAACTAACCAACAGAAAAGGAGACAAATCATGTCATACATCAAAGTGAAAGCAGTCAACATTCTCAACACAGTAACAGGCACAAAGCCAACCATTGATCGTGTCAATGAGTACACATACAACCACATGGGCAAATACTATGTAGGCCCATCGGCTGGTGGTCAGTTTCTGCAAGTCAATGATGGTCTGCACATTCGCTATTATGGCAATCCATTCTGGAACCTGTATCGGATTGTATCCAAGCAGGGTACAGACTTTGTAATCCATCAAGCAAAGTAACAACATAGGGGTGGTCATAGTGCCACCCCACCTACTCTGGAGACAGATAATGACTTCTATTACTCAATACACAGTAGCCGACTACAATGTGAATGTATTTCGTGGTCATGTGCGAGAAGATGGTCGCATACTTCACGGCATCAGATCAGATGGTGTCTTGGAGTGGCGCAAACCAGATGCCTATAAACGGCATGAGGACAATCGCCGTAAGCGTAATGCCTACAAACGTGCAAGGCGTAAGCATTGGCTGGACAAATACAAGTTGCATCATGGGTGTAGCGTGTGTGGCACAAAGGACATTCACCCATTCATGCTGCAAATGGATCACCTTGATCCAAGCACTAAGATTGGTAATGTCGGTGATCTTGCGACAGGAAGTCTGCGTAAATTCATTGACGAGATACGTAAATGCCGCATCGTATGTCTGCCATGTCATGTGGAACATACAAACATACAAAGACAGAATGGAGAACTCTCATGAGACCCAAGTTCGAAAACACACTGGAGATCGTGAAACTCAGACAAAAGTTGTGTTTTTACCAAGGTAAGTTGTCAGGTATCTATGAACTACTGGATATGGCTTCAGAATGGCTATCAGAAGATGAAATGGACAACATAAAGCTAGAAGTGGAAACCCTCGCTTCCATTTACTACATGACTGTAGAAAGCACAGAAGATGAAATCGAAGAATTGTTGCAGAAGGAGAACTAAAATGGAAGAAATTAAAATGGACATTACGTGTGACCTTAATGAATGGGATCAAGAGCGTATTTGTGAAATAGTCATTGATTTCCTTGACGATAAAGGGATAGAGTGGGATTCATGCAGTTTCACGTTAATAGCGGAGTACTCACCAGATGAATAGGTTCATAATTGACTTTCACCCCGCTGGCATTGCCAAGTCTATGTGTGACAAGCACATTGTCAAAATGCCACTGGAAGAAGCGCAGATGCTGTCTTTTGCTGTCAAGCGTTATCTGCCTGACATTGAAGGCTTGCAGGGTGGTCCAAAGGCACACGCCAAGCACCCATGTACTCTGTGGGCAGGTAATACACGAGCAAACTATATGTTCGGTTGCATGATGCTAGATGAGATGTCGCAAGAATACACAAGGCGATATGGAAAAGTGCATAAATGCTCATTGCTCTTGCCACGGCTAAAGGAACTTGCTATACATATTCCAGAAGGCCAAATTACTAAGCACCCACAGTGCTTTGGTGTAGGTAATGACCATCTAAAGACTACAGAAACATGGCCTGTCGAGGCTTACAGAAACTATTACCGCTGGAAGTATCAAACTACAGACTGGTGCGGTAAGTACAAACTGAGGGAGGTTCCAAAATGGTTATCCGCATAGACAATCTTACAGATGAAGAAGCAGTAGCAATTTTGCAGATGTTGAATGAAGCGATTGACCTACACTTCGGTGAAGCAATGTTCAGTGTGCGTGATTGGGAATACTTTGACCTTGACGCCGCAAGACTTTCAGCCTATAAAAAATATCGTACATGGTACGAAATGATCTATGGAAAGGAGACTAACGATGCCTAATCATACAGACAACAGAGTAATCCTGTCACATGATGACAGCCAGAAGATTGACATGATTTACAACATCATGAACACAGATGACACGCCACTGTGCCAGACACTTATCCCTATGGATGAAGCATTGCTCGACAACGATGCTCATGCAGATGATGGATGGTACACTTGGCGTCTACAGAATTGGGGTACCAAGTGGGATGTGTACGAGACGCATTGCACTCGCATTGACGCTAACACATTACAACTGTACTTCTACACTGCATGGTCGCCACCTATGCCTATCTATGACAAGCTGGTAGACATGGGCTTTGAGGTGACAGCACGTTACCTTGATGAAGGCTGGGGATACATTGGCGAATACGTTAATGGTGATGACTGGTGTATTGATGACGTTGAGAGTGTTGCTGAACACTACCCTGAACTGGACGAGGAGTTTGGTATTAGTGAGCGTATAGCTGAGTATCAGGATGAGGAGAATGCGGCATGACAATGGATATGATTCCACTTGTAGTGAACTGCATTGCCTTTGGCTGGTGCCTCGCACTGTTCTTACACAGAAAGGAGAACACAAATGACTACTGACCTACAACTTACAGACTATGAGCGTGGCTATCTGACTGCCTATTATGACACAGTTGTGTTTGATGCTATGGCAGACAGTTGTGACGAAGATTGGTTTGGTGTTCAGGTAGGCGACAGAATGTTTGACCTGAACGCATGGGCAGATGAGGACACAGGAAAGTTTGTCTGTGTAGTTTATGACTGCATATGGGTGAACGATAATTGGCAGACAAATTCTGTCCAGAATGGATGGGTGTTGACAGATGAGGCAAGTGAATGAACTGCTGGAACTGTAAGACAGAACTTATCTGGGGCAGTGACTTTGACCTTGACCATGAGAATGAATACTATTCAATGATGACTGCCTTACACTGCCCTAACTGTAAATGTGATATAGAGGTATATTATCCAAAGGAGAATGACGATGAGTGAATACAGACCTTTCATAGACAGGAAACATCTTATGCAACACATATCTGCATTGCTGGATGAGATTGATTTGCTGAGAGAACAACTGCAACCCCACGACACTGGACACATACACACTGCAATCGGTGTGCTAGAAAGTCGTGTAGATAAATTATGGGAGAGTATGAAAACATGATACAAGTAATTGGACAATTTGGTTGCGTCTATTGCGAATTGCTTTGCAATGACCTTGACCTGTATGCTATACCTTACAAGTACCGTGAACTTAATCCACGGCTGAAGCGTTGGTTTCGTAGGCGTGGGTACACAACAGTGCCACAGGTATGGTTAGACGGTGTACACATAGGTGGACACAAAGAGTTTCAACACTGGCTAAAGGAGAGAGAAAATGCAGAAAAATAAAATCAAGATTGAATTGGAAGGATACGAGATTGAACGTATTCGTAGCATCATCAATGCTATCAAGGATTTTAACACATCCACACAAGATAAGGCACCCATTGATTATGATATTATTCGTGAGTTAGATGGTGCTGATAATTTTTTTGCTAGTCGTTTAGGTTTGTATCAGCAAGATTGTTATGCTGATTATCAGTGGGATAAAGGAGATGAAGACTGATGTTTGTTGAAGCACTTGTATGCCTAGCACTCAATGTGTATCACGAGGCACGTGACCAGCCCTTCATTGGGCAGGTTGCGGTAGCCCAAGTGGTAATGAACAGGGTCAAAGACAATAGATACCCTGACAATGTGTGTGATGTAGTTACACAAGGCCCGACATACGCATGGAAGCCTGACTTCCCTGTGCGCCATCGTTGCCAGTTTAGTTGGTACTGTGACGGCAAATCAGATGAGGTAAAAAATGAGAAGGCTTGGCAGACAGCAATGCGTATTGCACATGGTGTGTACTACGGCAACCTAGATGACTTTGTTGAAGGTGCCACGCATTATCATGCAACCTACGTCCTGCCTGAATGGGCAGAAACCAAGACACCTATTGTACAAATAGGACAACATATGTTTTACAGATGGGATTAGATAGGAGAACTATATGGACATTATTATTGGACTAGTAATATTTTTTATCCTAGCGGTCTTTACTTTATGATCTACTAGTGATATAACACAGTAACAGTTAACGAACATGAAAGGAGAATTATCATGCCACTAGATTTTACACCACAAGAGATTGTACCTGAGAACCTGAACTTCCCTGTGGTCTTTGAGCAGACCAAGTTTGACAAATCAAAGTACGTCATCAACGGCAACACAGGTGAGTACCTTGGTATCGTTGGACACAAGTTTAACTGCGCCAGCCACGGTGACTTCTTCACTAAAGCACACAACGCAGTGTCTAAAACTCTTGGCGAAGAGTACTGTGATAACATGAACATCAACTATAAGACCGCTCGTAACAATGCGTGGGCCATGATGGACATGGTTATGCCAAATGTTCTTCGTAAGATTGTCACAGACAAGCATAGCACTACCATTGCACCACGCCTGATTGCCCTGCATGGCATTGATGGTTCATGTAGCAACATGGTCTTTTTCGGTGCTATCGACTTCTTTTGTACCAACGGCATGGTCACAGGCGACTACGACAAGATCAAGAAAAAGAATACAGCAAACTTTTCACTTGACTTGTTTATCAAGGAACTTGAGACATCAGTAAATGACTTCTATGCGACAGCAGACAAGTTTCAAGCATGGGCTGAGACAAGCCTGATGACTGTTGACGTTAAGGCATTGCTTGAGAGCATCATTAAGTCTGACCGCAAGTCAGAGAAAATGTACGGCTTGTATAATCAAGAGGTCAGTGTTCGTGGTCGTAATGTGTGGGCATTGTATTCTGCCTTCACTAACTATGCCACATATGCTGATGAGCGTAATGGGTTCAACCTTCGTAACACTGGCAATGACACACAGGCTGAATCTATGTGGGCCAGAGAGCATGAGGTTGCTAAGTGGATTGACTCACCGCAGTTTCGGAGTATTGCTGCATGAAGGTACTCAAGTTAGTAAATGATTACTACAAATCGTATGATTTCAGGAACATACGAGATGAAACTAAGAAACAGTATGAATATTTCATAAATGTTATGCTTAACACTGAGGTGGACGGACAGGCTCTGTCCACTCTCAACATCAATGATCTAACCACTCGCATGGCTAAAGTTGCTTACGATGGCTGGTGTGAAAAGGGCATTCATATGGCAAATCATATCATGTCTGCATCCAGTATTGTATTCAATCACGGTCTGAGAATGGAACTATGTACAATAAACCCCTTTTCAAACGTGCGTAGGAGAGCCGCTGAGAGGCGTAAGACAGTTTGGAGTAGGGAGGATGTCAGAAAGTTCTTAGACACCGCCTACGGCGATTTTAGCACTCGTAACATCGGTCTTATTGCACACATGGCATACGAATGGTGTCAGCGGCTTGGTGATATGCGCCTTTTGACTTGGGATAACATCGACTTTGACACAAAGACTATGCGTCTTGAACAATCAAAGCGTAAAGCGGATGTTCATTTGCCTATTTCAGATGACTTGTGCGATATGTTGTCGCAACAGAAAGAGGATTTTGGGTTTCAGAAGTACATAGCACCAAGACCTAATCCAATTAACGGTGAATACAGACCCTATTCACTGCAAAAGTTGCCTCTATTTGCCAGAAGGATCATGGATGATGCAGGTCTACCTAAAGAACTACGTTTGGCTGACCTTCGGCGTACAGGTACCACAGAAATGGTTGAGGCAGGTGTTGGTATGGCACAAATCATGTCGGTTACTGGACACTCTAATCCAGCGTCAGTAAAACCTTACATGAAAAATACTTTAAAAAGTGCAAATTTTGCATTGACTGAGCGAAAAATACATGGTAAAAGCATACCAAGTGCCGCAAAGGAAGGTGTATAATATGTATAACTATAATAACACTTATGTGTATAAATACATAAATGAATTAAACATACCTAATGGAACTACAAAAAGAATGGTATGTCCTAACTGTGGAGAGAGGACATTTTCTGTGACCAATAACATGGGTTCTCTTTTGTGGAATTGTTTTCGTGCTAGTTGCGGCATCAAAGGTGGTGACAGAGTTCATCTATCTGTAGATGACATCCGTAAAGGTTTTACTGGAGTAAAAGAATTTGCTGAAGATACATTTGAGTTACCAACCTATGTAGTTTCTAACAGATACCCTAGACACTTGGTTAAGTGGTGTGCTGAGTGGGGCATTGATGAAACAGAGTTAGGGCTTCTGTATGATGTAAAGGAAGATCGTGTTGTGTTTCCTGTGTATCATAATGGAAAGATTGTTGATGCCACTGGTCGTGCATTAACAAAAAGATTACCTAAATGGAAAAGGTATGGAAAAAGTGGCTTGCCATACTCGTATGGTTGTGGTAAAGTCGCAGTTGTTGTTGAGGACTGTGTAAGTGCAGCCGTTGTTGGTTACGGTTCCTTTGTTGGGGTTGCGCTTCTTGGTACTTCTTTACAGGAATCGCATAAAGGATTTCTTACGCAGTTCTCAACAGCCGTAATAGCATTAGACCCCGATGCACTGAAGAAAAGTTTTATAATGGCTAAAGAATTAAGAGGCTATGTAGACAACGTAAAGATACTAAAACTGAAAGATGATTTGAAGTATCGTAACCCCGAAGATATGGAGAAATTAAATGGAATTATCACTGATTAGAAGTCTTATGGACAGATCGTTTTACGAAGACCATCGTGGTGCTAAATGCCCAAACAGGTTATTCAGCAAAGATGTTCGGCGTATCAAAGAAACTATTGACAATGCTATGGATCGTTACGAGCGTACTGTAACACCAGATGAAGTTGAGGCATTGTTTATGTCAAGTAATCCAACTATGACTACGGCACAGAAAGAGGCGTTCTCTTCTTTGTTCAACAAGATCAAGAAGGAACAGCCAATGGGTAGTGACGTTGCACAGGAGGTTTTATCTAAACTGTTTCAACAGGTGATTGGCGAGGACATTGCTAATCTTGGTGTTGACTATGTTACAGGTGACAAGTCTAGCCTAGAGCCTCTGCGTATGTTGCTTGAACAGTATGGTGACGACTTTACACCAAACCTAAATGTAGAATGGGATGACATCGACATTGAGACACTGCTACAGCGCAATGATCTTGAGGCACGTTGGACATTCAATATCCCTAGTCTAACCAGAAAGGTTGAGGGTGTTAACGCTGGTCACTTGATTGAGATTGGTGCTAGACCAAATACAGGTAAGACATCCTTTCATGCCAGCCTGATTGCCAGCCCCGGTGGTTTTGCACATCAGGGTGCTAACTGCATCATCCTGTGTAACGAGGAAGGGTATCACCGTGTGGGTGCCAGATACCTTACAGCCGCAACTGGCATGACGATGCGTGAGATTAAGGCTAATCCATCTAAGGCACGAGACTTGTACGCACCTGTGAAGGAACGCATCAAGATCAAGGACGCCACAGGTCGTGATATGTCTTGGGTGGAGAGCATCTGTAAATCCTACAGACCTGACATCGTTTTGCTAGACATGGGTGATAAGTTTGCCAAGACAGGTGGCTTTGCTCGTACAGATGAAGCACTGAAGGCAAATGCAGTACACGCTCGTCAAATTGCTAAAGCATATGATTGCGCCGTATTTTATATGTCTCAGTTGAGTGCTGACGCAGAGGGTAAGGTTCTACTTAATCAGAGCATGATGGAGGGATCACGCACAGGTAAAGCGGCAGAGGCAGACCTTATGGTCCTGATTGCTAAGAACCCTGTTGTGGATGGTCAGGATGAAGAAGATACGCAGCGTCACTTGAATGTTGTAAAGAATAAGTTGACAGGGTGGCATGGTGTGGTACATTGTGAACTTGAATATCAGACAGCAAGGTATACAGTGTAATGCAACAGGAACTGTTTGGCGATACGCCATTCTTCGACACTAAGTCTGAAACGAAAAAGTGCAGTAAGTGCAAGAATGAATTACCACTAAATGCTTTTTCCGACTGTCATGGTGGAACGTACAAACGTCCTGAATGCAAAAAGTGTATGCGGGATATGGCAAAATCGAGAGAGGCTATACGAAAGCAGTACGGTATGCCAGATGAGGATACATATAAATGCCCAATCTGTTTGGGAAGTTCTGAGGAAGTAGGAGATTTACAGAACCGTACAGCTTGGGTATTGGATCACTGTCATAAAACTAATACCTTTAGAGGGTGGTTATGTCATAAATGTAATAGGGCATTAGGAAATTTTAATGACGATATAGGTATATTACAAAGAGCGATAAAATATTTGAAAGGAACCAACAATGAAACTAACACTTGATATAGAAAACACAGTCACTAATCGTGACGGTAAAATGCACCTTGATCCATTTGAGCCAGAGAACTCACTGACTATGGTTGGTATGCTCAATGACCAAGGCGTTGAGCGTATAGTCACATTCGATCACAGTGAGGTAGAGGCAGATGATAATGGACACGTATTGGTACAGGAGTGGCTGGACGCAACTACTATCCTGATCTGCCACAACGCCGCATATGATTTACTTTGGCTATGGGAATCTGGCTTTAAATACGATGGCCCTGTCTTTGACACTATGCTGGCAGAGTATGTACTGCAGCGTGGACAGAAAGAACCATTGTCACTTGAGGCTTGCGCTGAACGATATGAACTGGCTACACAAAAGCAGGATACACTGAAGGAATACTTCAAAAAGGGATACAGCACTCGTGATATTCCTCATAATGAGTTATCTAAGTATCTCTCTGCTGACCTTCATGCTACTCAGCAATTATCTGACAAACTGTATTATCGTCTTAATACAGAAGAGGACAGCACTTTGATGAACACTGTTCTATTAACAAACGAAGTGGCTGTCCGTCTTGCACGTATTTATCAGAGAGGCTTTGCAGTTAACATGGATGTTCTTGATAGTGTGCGTATTGAATTTGAGGAAGAGAAAAAGCAGTTGACTGAAGACTTGCAGTCTTACGTGCGTAAGGTAATGGGTGACACACCTATCAACCTCAACAGCCCTGAACAATTGTCTTGGGTTATTTACGGACGCAAGGTTATTGACAAGCAGGATTGGGCATCCAAGATTGACCCATACATGGATGACTCTGAGTTCCGTAGCATGGTTTCATCTGGCACAGAGAAGATGTATAAAACAAATGCAGTGCAGTGTCGCAGTTGCAATGGAACTGGATACATTCGCAAGATAAAGAAGAATGGTCAGCCTTTTGCAAAACCTAGTCGTTGTCCAGATTGTAATACGGCAGGTTTCTTATTTGTACCAACAGATATAGCGGCTGGCTTTAAGTTCAAACCACCTTCACCTAAATGGGCTAGTGCCAATGGGTTCACTACTAGTAAGATTAACCTTGAGATACTAGAGGGTGCAGCAAGGACTAAGGGCATGGAAGATGCCACAGACTTCTTGAGCAAGGTTCGTAGGCTTAGTGCAGTGGATACGTACCTTTCATCTTTCGTTGATGGCATTAAAGCATATGTTAAGCCTGATGGAAAACTTCATGTGCGATTACTGCAACATCGAACTTCCACTGGAAGGTTCAGTGGTGCTGATCCGAATATGCAGAATATGCCACGTGGTCAGACATTCCCTGTAAAAAAAGTGTTTGTATCTCGCTGGGAAAATGGTAAGATACTGGAGGCTGACTTTGCTCAACTAGAGTTTCGTGCAGCCGCATATTTATCACAAGATGGAGTTGCAATTGAGGAAGTTTCTACTGGATTTGATGTACACAGTTACACCGCTAAAGTTATTACCGATGCTGGTCAGCCTACGGATCGCCAGACTGCAAAAGCGCACACGTTTGCTCCGCTCTATGGCGCAACAGGCTTTGGAAGAACAAGAGCAGAGGCGGCGTACTACGAACACTTCAACGAGAAGTACAAGGGGGTCGCAGCTTGGCATTCCAGACTGGCTAAAGAGGCTTTAGAAACACAGAAGATACGAACACCTAGTGGTCGTGAGTTTGTATTTCCTGATGTAGTCCGTAAATCAAGTGGTCGTGTGTCACACTTCACACAGATAAAGAACTACCCTGTGCAGAGTTTTGCTACAGCAGATATAGTTCCTCTTGTGTTAATACACATTGATGACTTGCTTAAAGATATGCAATCGTGTATAGTGAATACAGTTCACGACAGTATTGTTATTGACGTTCATCCAGACGAAGAAGAGAGGGTTATCAATGTAATAAATGAAACTAACAGAGTATTAAAAGATTTGATTACACTTAGATGGGGTATTGACTTTAATGTGCCTCTTCTATTAGAATCAAAAATAGGTCCAAATTGGCTTGACACTAAAGACGTAGCGTGATATAACTATGTCTCTTAACCCAAAAGAAAGGAGTAGAAATATATGACTCAACTTACAACAATAGATACTAATAATTACGCAGCTATGGCAAAGGCTATGGGTATTGCTAACGAAGGCAGTACATCTTCAAAGTCTAGTTCGTTGGCTCGTATGCGTATCCATCATTCACCAATTATGGGTACAACAGAAATGAATGGCAAGAAGGTAAACGTAGAAGTAGTAGAGGGTGGTACATATAAACTGGAGATTCCAGATGGCCCAACTTACTACGCATCTAGTGTTAAAATTCGTCCATTCTTACAACGCTTCATGTACAAGCGTTACGTTCAAGGTGCAGGTACTACCCCTAATCGCTTTGTAAAAAGCATTATGGCTGATACCTTGAACATTGACTTGAAGGACAATGATGGTGGCTTTAACTGCGGTAAACCTGCTGGCTACATCAAGGACTTCAAGGCACTACCAGAGAAGACACAAAAGCTAATCAAAGAAATTAAGCGTGTTCGTGTCGTACTTGGTACTGTTGAGATGGTCAATCCTACAGATGAAAAGGGTCAGGCTGTAGAACTTGAGCCTACCCCATTTATATGGGAGATTGACAATCGTGATGCATTTAAAGAGATTGGTGGTAGCTTTGAAACGCTGGCTAAGATGCAACGTCTTCCTATTCAGCATATCATTACTGCCAATACGCAAGAACGTAAAATTCCAACTGGAGCATCCTTTTATGTTCCTATTGCGTCTTTGGATGTAACAAAAACAATTGAGTTGACTGATGAAGATCAGGTGCTTTTCTCTGACTTTATGGCTTGGGTAGACAATTACAATAACTACATTGTCAATGCTTGGGCTGAGAAAGCAAACTCACGCATGGAGGATGGTGATGCCGAAGTCCTTGATGATCTCATTGATATTGAGATTGATGATGAGGATGCAGCATAATGCACCATCCTGCTGAACTAGCGTTGCATCAGTACATGGAAGATGCAACAAAGGGCAAGACAACTATGTCAGAGGCTACCATTAAACAGGTAGCTTCTGATGTTGCTGACGCTCTTTCTCGCCAGTTCGGTAGTGGTAAAAGTAGAGGCGACTTCACATTGCGTATGTCAAATGTGGGTCGTCCTACTTGCCAGCTTTGGTATGAAAAGAATAAGCCAGAGAAGGCATTGCCATTGCCAACTACATTCGTAATGAACATGATGTTTGGAGATATTGTGGAAGCAGTATTTAAGGGCATTATGAAAGAAGCGGGGGTAAAATATGAAGACACTGATAAAGTTACACTGGAAGTCGGGGGCCATAATATTAATGGGTCTTATGATATTGTTGTGGATGACGCCGTAGATGACATTAAATCTGCATCTGATTGGTCGTACAAACACAAGTTTGAATCCTATGACAGCCTAGCTGAAAAGGATGGGTTTGGTTACATTGGTCAACTTGCTGGTTACGCAAAGGCATCGGGCAAACGTGCTGGTGGTTGGTGGGTAGTCAACAAAGCCAATGGACAATTCAAATATATTCCAGCTACTGGTATTGACATTGATTCAGAGATTGCTAAAATAGAAAGCACTGTTAAAACTGTAGAGGAGAATAAATTTGAAAGATGTTTTGAACCAGTTCCTGAGAAATTCAGAAGTAAGCCTACAGGGAATATGGTACTTAATGATGGATGTAAGTTTTGCCCATATCGTTTCGATTGTTGGGATAACATTACTGAGCGTCCTTCTGTAATGTCAAAGGCTCAAAATCCACCTATGGTATGCTACATTGGAGATGTCGTTGCACCACAAGCAGTTTAGAGCAGCTAGAAAATACGGCTACCGTAGTGGGCTTGAGTTAAAAGTAGCACAAGACTTAGACGAACAGGGTGTACAGTATCTGTATGAGAAGGTAAAGATTGAATGGGAAGACCTTGCATACAGAACTTACACACCTGACTTCGTACTAAACAACGGAATAATTATTGAAACAAAGGGAATGTTTACAGCAGCAGATAGACGTAAGCATCTCGCAATTAAGAAGCAGCATCCAAAACTAGATATTAGATTTGTGTTTGAAAGCAGTAAAAGAAAGTTGCGAAAGGGTGCAAAGTCTACCTACGCTGAATGGTGTGTTAAGTATAATTTTTTATATTATGATCGTATCATTCCAGAGGACTGGCTAAAAGAAAAGGGTAAAAATAAACACCCAAAGTTTATTAAGTTTAATGGCACTAAAGTAAAAAGGAGATAGCAATGAACAAAAATGAAGTAGTAGAACAATTATCTGAAGAGGATTTCCTTATTAGAGTTAGGCCATATACAGATGAAGATGGCGAATGGGCAGGTGAGATAGACTTATCTGTAATAGCCCTACCAAACAATCCGCTGAATGATGAGGGGTATTTTCAAGTAATGCATTTCTGCAAGATGATGTGTGCCACGATTCCTATTATGGAACAGTCAGAAGAAATTCGTAATATTGTCCACGAATATGTGTTAAATGTCATTGACAATGAAATGGAAGTTGATGTAAAACTTGAGGAAGAGATGGGCGTTGAAAAGACATATGACGGCAATGTGGTTCATCTTAGCTTTAATACCAAGACAGGAGGCAATGCATGACAGACTACAACAAGATTATGAAAGATATTGAAATGAAGCAGCAATGGAAAGATGTTGATTGGGAGGCAGATTATTCTTTTGCAGACAATGTAAGACCTGATATGGTAAACAATCCACCACATTATAATGCTAGTGGTATTGAGTGCATTCAGGCAATTGCTGCTGCCACTGATGATGGCTTTCAATACTACTTACAAGGTAACATACTGAAATATCTTTGGCGTTATCGCTACAAAGACAAACCACTTGAAGACCTAGAAAAAGCCAAGTGGTACTTGGATAAGTTAATTGAGGAAACTATGGCAAATGATAAGAGTTAAAGTATTTATTACACTTGACATTGATGAGGATGAATATCCAATACCTGCCGATGGACAAGTCGGGGAGGAAATTGAGGACGGAATACATGAGTATTTCTATGATGTAGAAGGTGCTGATATACGCACTATAAAAACAATAACGGAGTGACACTATGAATAATTATTTACCTACAGACTACCAAACATTTATTGCTACCTCACGGTATGCACGTTGGATTGAAGATGAACAGAGGCGTGAGACATGGGCTGAGACAGTTCAGAGATATTTTGACTATATGGAAAAGCATCTGGCTGATAAGCACAACTATGCCTTGTCTGACCAATTACGTGCTGAACTTGAAGAGGCAGTGCTTAATCAAGATATCATGCCAAGCATGAGGGCATTGATGACTGCTGGCCCTGCACTTGATAGGTGTCATGTTGGTGGTTATAATTGTTCTTATGTTCCTGTGGATAGCCCTCGTGCATTTGACGAGACTATGTATATTCTTATGTGTGGCACTGGTGTTGGCTTCTCTGTGGAACGTAGTTGTGTTGAGAAACTGCCTATTGTAAATGAACATTTTGAAGAAAGCGACACAGTAATCAAGGTTGGAGATAGTCGTCCGGGCTGGGCCAAGTCTCTGCGTGAACTAATCTCCCTACTATACGCAGGGCAGATTCCCAAATGGGATACCAGCGAAGTTCGTCCTGCTGGCGCAAGGTTGAAAACATTTGGTGGTCGTGCGAGTGGCCCAGCCCCACTGGAAGAACTGTTTGAGTTTGTCATTCAAAAATTCAAGGGTGCTGCTGGTCGCAGACTCTATCCCATCGAATGTCATGACATCATGTGTAAGATTGGTGAGGTTGTAGTTGTAGGTGGTGTACGCCGTAGCGCACTTATCAGCCTGTCTAACCTAAATGATGACCAGATGGCACACGCTAAGTCAGGTGACTGGTGGAAGTATGAAGGACAACGTACTCTTGCAAACAACAGCGTTGCCTACAAAGAAAAGCCACAGATGGGTACGTTCATGCGTGAGTGGCTGTCACTGTATGAATCAAAGTCAGGTGAGCGTGGTATCTTCAATCGCCAGTCTGCCAAGAAACAGGCAGCTAAGAATGGACGCCGTGATGCTGACCATGACTTTGGATGTAATCCTTGTTCAGAGATTATCCTACGTCCATATCAGTTCTGTAATCTGTCAGAGGTAGTAGCACGTGCATCAGATACTCAGCAGTCATTATCTGATAAGGTTCGCCTTGCCACTATCTTGGGTACATTCCAAGCAACACTAACTAACTTCAAGTATCTTCGGAACATCTGGAAGAAGAACACAGAAGAAGAGCGTTTGCTTGGTGTATCCCTGACAGGCATTATGGACAATCAATTGCTGTCAGGTAAATCGGCACATTTGGGTATTAATATCGGTCAGACACTTGAGCGTCTACGTGACGTTGCTGTAGAAACTAATGCAGCAATGGCTGAACAGCTTGGTATTCCACAGTCAACAGCCATTACTTGTGTTAAACCTAGTGGTACAGTATCGCAGCTTGTAGACAGTGCCAGTGGCATTCATGCACGACACAACCCATACTACATTCGTACTGTTCGTGGTGACAACAAAGACCCACTGACACAGTTCATGATTGCACAGGGTGTTCCTAATGAGCCTGATGCGTATGGAAAGCATGAAAGCACTACAGTGTTTAGCTTCCCTATGAAATCACCTGAAGGGGCAGTAACACGTACAGACATGACAGCTATTGAACAGCTTGAGTTGTGGCTTATGTACCAGCGTTATTGGTGTGAGCATAAACCAAGTGTTACCATTACTGTAAAAGAACACGAGTGGTTTGAGGTAGGCTCTTGGGTGTACAAAAACTTTGATGAGGTATCTGGTATTAGCTTCTTGCCACATGATGACCACGTATATAAGCAAGCCCCATACCAAGACTGTACAGTTGAAGAGTATGGTGCTATGCTAAAGCAAATGCCTAAGTCAATTGACTGGTCAAAGTTACAAGAGTTTGAGAAGGAAGACACCACATCAGGTGGACGTGAGTTGGCTTGTACCGCTGGCGTATGTGAAGTAGTAGATTTGGACGCAGCGTAAGAAAGGAGTTGACAATGGTAGGAAAGATTGTTATAGAAGAACTAATAGAACACGAAGACGGTTCTGCTACTGTAACATTTGAGTGTGATGAAGATGCAAGACAAGCACTGATTAGTGAAGGCATATTGTCACTACTCACAAAGGCAGTAGATGAGCATAATAAAGATTACAATTGGAAGAAAGGAAGGTTTGAAAATGA